TGACGCACACCCAGGCGCTGACCGGCTCTGCGATCACCTCGGCTAAGGGCACAGTCGCCCTTACGCATACGCAGGCGCTCTCAGGGCAGGCGATAACCTCGGCCAAGGGCACCGTAGCCCTTCAGCACGCACAGGCGCTCACAGGGCGGCTTATAACGTCCGCCGAGGGGTCGGTAGCCCTCACCCACGCAGAAGCCCTCCTGGGGCGCTCTGCGACGTTTACAGAGGGCACGCTCGGGTACGGCGAGACCTACGGGCTGAGCGGCCAGCGGTCGACCTCGACCGAGGGGACGATTACCGCCAATGTCGGCGGGAACATCACCCTCACGCTCAGTGGCCAAAAAGCCACAAGCGCACAGGGGGCACTCGGGCTAGCCCATGCGCAGGCGCTCACCGGCCTGGCGGCGAGTTTCGGACAGGGTGCTGTTGCCCGCGTCAGCGGTGTGTCCGCGGCGCTCACCGGACTCGCCGCCACCTTTGGGCAGGGTCATCTCGCGCTCTCAGGCGATGCAGTCCCGTTCGTTGCGGGTACGCAGGACGCAGGAGCCGCCGGCAAGCGCCAGCGCGTCCTCTACCTGATCAAGGTCGACGGGCGCGAAGTCGCGACCGGATCCCTTGCCGAAGCGCTGGAGGTTCTCGCCCAGGTCAAGCGCCTGGCCAAGATCCACGCCCAGCGTATCTCCCGCGAGGCGACCGAAAGGGCATTACAAAAACCGCGCCCGCAGCCGTTGAAGCCTGCACTGCCCAAGATCTCGGGAAGCCGACCTCTCACGGCTGCGGTGCGCGAGACACGCAAAGAGATCGAGGACATCTACGCCGCTGCCTTCCGCGACTCGGAGATCGCGATGTGGCTCGAGGTCTCGCGGCGGGCGGATGAGGAAGAAGACATTTCCATTTTGCTGATGTGACCCTATGAACATTGAAACCGCTGTTGTTCTTTCCATGTGTGTCATCGCATGGGGGTGGGTCTTGTATGACCTAATCCGCCTGATCCTTTGCTGGCGAGAGACTGCCCAGATGTTGGTTGAGGATTTCGAGAGATGAGCATTGCAAGAGACGTTGAGATGCAGGCGGAATCCGCTGCTCTGCGCAAACGTATCGAAGAGCTCGAAAATGCCGTTCTCGAGCTCACCACTCGGGTGCGCGTCATTGAAACGACGCGCCCCACTTTGAGCTTGAAGAAGGGCGAGAAAGAAATCCATGGCTGACGATCCCCCTGTATTGCTCATGAGCGAACCATGTCCCGGCTGTGGGTGTATTTGTGGGTCTTGCGATAGCGAGGCGCCGCATGATCCAGGCTGTCCTGGCCCGTACGCAGAGGGGTTCATCCCAAAATATCCCCCTAACTGGCCATTGAACGATGGCTAACGTTGATAACACCATCAACGTAGCCTCACAGCCTAAGCCGATGGATACGGCTGCGCTCATCAGCGCTATCGACGACGCCGACAGCCACTCCTATGGCTCGAACCTATCGAACCTGACCGCTGCACTCTCGGCCGAACGCGCACTCTCCATCGATCTCTACCTCGGCAAGAACGTCGACCCCGCACCGAGTGGGCAGTCGAACGTCATCGATCGCACCGTATTCGAGACTGTCCAGTGGGTAGTCCCCTCCCTCTGCCGGATATTTGCCAATGGCGACGATATTGTCACTCTGGTACCTGATGCGCCCGAGGACGTCCCGCAGGCACAACAGGAAGGCGCCTACCTCAACTGGCTGGTTACCCAGAAACACGACTGGTTCAGTATGTTTCTGGAGTGGGCGACAGATGCTCTGCTCACTAAAAACGCTTATTTTCTGGTCTACCGCGACCGAAGCCAAAAGGTCGAGATCGAGCGTTACGAAGCGCAGACGCGCGAGGGGGTATCGCTCCTCATCCAAGACAGGAAGGTCCAGATAGTTAACTCGCGCGAGTATCTCGCGCCCGACTTACCGCCCGATCCCGTATTGGGCCCGCAGGGTGAGCCGATCGTGGACGAAAACGGTCAGCCGATGACCACCCCGGCGAAGCTCTACGACATCACCATCCGCCGCACCGATGGCGAAGATGATGTCGTCATCCGGGTGATCCCGCCCGAGCGTGTTAAGGTCGACCAGCGCACCTTCTCCTGGCGTATCGATGAGCGCTGCAACTATTTCGAGTACTGGGAAGAACTGACGCTCACTGAGCTTCGGGATCAGGGCTTTGATATTCCGACCGACATCGCGGATGACCCCGAACTCTACACGCAGGAAGACTATGCGCGTGATCAGTACGGTAAGCACAGGTTAGAACGATATAAGCCCACTGATCCTTCCATGCGCCGCGTTAAGGCGCGGCAGATATGGATTCGCGTTGACTATGATGGCGATGGGGTAGCGGAGCTCCTACAGATCCTGCGTGTCGGCCGCAGGCTACTTTATGTCGAAGAAGTGAGCCGTATTCCGGTCGCTTCGGGAGTCGCTTGTCCGCTACCTCACCGCCATGTCGGAGTATCGCTTGCGGATATGACCATGGATATCCAGCGCATCAAGACCGCAATGCTGCGACAGGGACTGGATAACCTCTATCTCTCGAATAATCCGCAGAAAGTGCTGAATTCAGCCCTGGTCAACCTTGAGGAAGCGCTGATTTCACGGCCCGGGGGAGTCATCCAGGCGACGGACATCAACGCGATTCGCTATGAGCAAGCGCCGTTCATCTTCCCGCAGGCTATGGAAGGTTTGCAGTACATGGATCAGGTCCGTCAAGCGCGCACGGGCGTGAATAGTCAATTCCAAGGGGTTGACGCGGCCCAGCTCTCCCAAATTCAACCCGGGACCGTAAACCAACTCTCCAGCATGGCGGCAGAGAGAGTCGTACAGATCGCCCGAGTCCTTGCCTTCGCCATCGAGGATCTCTTCGCCATCGTTCATGAGCAAGTCCTGAAGATGGGCCACAAGCGCCAGATGATACAACTGAAGGGCAACTGGGTGGAGGTCGACCCCGGTAGCTGGAAAAAGCGCAACAAGTTCAAGATCTGCGTAGCCTTCGGAGCGGGCAACAAGGACGCGATGCTCGCGCGCCTGGCCTTACTCGCCGCTAAACAGATCGAAGCGCTCGCCGGCAAGATCCCCGTTGTCACGCCTGAGAACCTATTCAATACCTATGTCGAGATGACGAAGGCCGCCGATATCACCGCGCCCGAGATGTACTGGACCGACCCGCAGAAGATCCCGCCGCCGCCGAACCTTCCGCCGCCGGAAATACAAAAAGCGATCATGGATGGCGAAACCCAAAAAACCATCACGGCCGCCAAGATCATGCAGCAGGACGTCGAGAGTCAGCGCAAAGCTGTCACCGACAAGTATGCGATCGATTCAAACGTCGGCGTGCAACTGCTGCGCGATTCGCTCGAGCGCGAGCACGCAGTCAACCTGCAGACTATCGCCAGCCACCACGAAGTCGAAAAGAACGCAGTCGCCGGTCAGTTCAAGGCGGCGAGTGAGGGCATGGCATCGATTCCCTCGACGCTCGCGCGTACGCATGCCGCGATCGAAGAGCACGGCCAGAAGATGGGCGCGATGGCCGAGAAGATCGGCGACATCTTCGAGAACGTCAACAAGGCCGTCAAGATCGCTACGGGCCGTCGCGTGATCCGCAAGGACAAGGACGGGCGCATTGCCGGGGTGGATATTCTTCACCCCGAGACGGGCGAAGTACTCGCCTCGCACCAGGCGATAAAGGGACCTGACGGCAGAGTTACAGGCCTGCAGTGACGACACTGCTCGATACACTGAATTTAGGAAGTACCAACATGGCAAGTAGCGCGACACTTACGATAACTTATGCGAACGTCGCGGGCTTTCCCGCAGGTTCCGTAGTCGATCACATCAAGGTTACCTGTACGGGCACGACAACCGGTGTGCAGCCTGTTCTGTCACTGCCCTCGAGCACTGCATCGGCGACCTATACGGTACCGGGACCGGATACCTACACCTTCACCGCTCAGGGATTTCCGCTCACCGGTGGTGGCTTTGGAACGCCGGTCAGTGCGACACTGACCATTACTTCCGGAACCACCGTGAGCTTATCGCTCCCGGCTGCGATGACCGTCTCATGATTCAGTGGTTGCTCTCTTTCTTCGGAAAGAAAGTCACGCTCAAATTGCCTGCGAAACTCACGGTAAAAGTCCCGTGAGTTTCTGGGATGTTTTCGCTCAGCTTGATCGAATCGAAACCACGCTTAACGTCATACTTGGAGAGATTAAAGCCATGGCTAACGAACTTGACGCATTGACCGCAACGGTTACACGTACTGCCGATGTCGAAGACTCCGCGATTGTACTGTTGCAGGGCCTAAAGACCGCCCTCGATGCCGCCATTGCGAGCGGGAACCCCGCAGCGCTGACGGCTTTGTCGACGTCACTCGGTGCGAAGACCGACGCACTCGCTGCCGCAGTCGTCGCGAATACTCCTGCCGCGACTCCGTGATTGTCCAAACAATTCGCGGACGCTCATGAACGACGCGCAGCTCCTCGCACGCGCAGCACAGGCGAAGGCCGTCCTCGACTCCGCTATCTACCAGGAGTCCTGGGAGGCCTGTCGTCTCGCGATCTTCGCCAAGATCGAAGCCGCCCCGTTAGGTAGCCGCGAGACGATCGAGGACATGCACCGGTGTTTGAAACTCCTTGCCAGTGCGCGCGGCAACCTCGAAGCGTTCATGAAAGCGGGCAAAGCGGCCGAGATCCGCTTGCTCGAGGACGAAGAGCGCCGCGGCGGCAAGGTTCATCTCTTCCGACCATGAGAATCGATATTCCAGAAGGCGCGGAATATACGCAGATGCCCACGTTTGGCTGGGGCCGAGTGCTCTGTGCCGAATGGCTACAAGAGCGCTATTTCACGGTGAGGGTGCTGGGCTGGCGGTTGTTCATTGCGCGCTTGTGGACCGATTACTCCAAATGGCCGGGACAACCGCGCGGGCCCGACCGCAGATTTTTCCGTTGGTTTCTGAGAAGGACACATGAGCACACCTGAAACTGCTGTTACCCCGAAAGCCATCCAGGAGAAACTCGCCGACAGGTTTGAAAAGCAGTTCGGCCTGCCAGCTCCAGGTAGCTCGGTAATCGAGCCGGAAGCTGAACCTGCCGCCGACGCACTGGTACTCGAAGCACCCGAAGAAGGCGCACCGGTATCCGATACGGCAGAAGTCGAATGGGACGGCGCGAAATACACCATTCCCTCACCGCTCAAGGATGCCTTCGAGAAGGCGAGCGACTACACGCGCAAGACGCAGGAACTCGCCGATCAGCGCCGGGCAGTCGATCAGTCGCGCGAGCTCATGACGCGCGCACAGATGGACTCCCAGTTCCAGCAGTCGATCACGGACGAAAACCGCGAACTCGCCGTGATCGATGCTTACCTGTCGCAGGCATCGAAGCTCAACTGGGCCAACATGTCGACCGACCAGATGATGCGTCAACGCATCGAGGTCGATCAGGTCCGCGACCGACGTGATGAGCTCTTGAAGTCAGTCTCAGCCAAGCGGGACCAGTTCCAATCGAAGATGCAGGAGACCCTGTCGCAACTGCGGGCGAAGGCTCGCGAGATAGCCGCCAAGTCGATTCCGAACTTCAGCGAGGAAACCGAAAAGGGGATCAAGCAATACGCAATCTCCGAAGGTCTCTCGGAAGCGGAAACCGACAACGTGCTACTCGACCCCCGGAGCGCAAAAATTCTCTGGAAAGCCTCGCAGTACGACAAGGTGAAAGCGGGTACGGCGAAAGCCGTCACCCAGGCAACGAAGGCCGTACGCCCGGGCGTCGCTAGCGAACGCATGCCGCAGGACGTACGCGCCAAACTCGAATATGCGAAAGCTGTCAAGCACGCCGAGAACTCCGGGGATAAAGCCCGGTTGATCGAAGAGCGCCTGGCGGCAAGTCCGCTATTCGCTAAACGGAGAAGTTAATGACTGTTCTAACAGGTACTACCCAGACGTACGGTATTACGTCAACGGGCGGTATCCGCGAAGACTTGGAAGATGTGATCTGGGACTTGTTCCCAGAAGACACGTGGGCAGTTTCCAACCTCGACAAGGTGGAAGCTACCGCAACGAACCACGAGTGGCTCAGCCAACAGCTCGCGGCAGCTGCGGCGAACGTCGGGGTGGAAGGTGACGATGCGACGTTCACCTCACTCACGAGCCCAGTGCGCTGGGGTAATTACACCCAGATCATGAGTAAGACGTTCCTGGTATCAGACACCGCCGAAGCTGTTAGAAAAGCGGGGCGCGGGTCTGAAGTCGCACGCGGTGCCATGGTCAAGATGCGCGAACTCAAGCGCGATCTCGAGTTGGCCTGCACCACGAATACCAGCGCAGCGGCGGGCTCGGCGGGTACGGGTCGCACCTTTGCCGGCATGGAAAATTGGCTTTGGGGCGTACTGAAGAACGCACTAGTCAATACGACCGTCACGGCATCAACCGCAGTAGCCGTCTCAACGACCACGGTCGGTACAACGACGCCGACGACTTCGGGTGTTGCAGTCGGTCAGACGGTCGACGCCACGTCCAGTCCGCTCACCCTCGCGGCGCTTAACTTAGCGCTACAGGGCGCGTGGAGTAACGGCGGCGATCCGTCGGTGATTCTCTGCACTGCGAAAAACAAGACGCTGATCGATGGCTTCACCAGCATCGCGACGCGTTTTGTGAACGTGGATGCAGCCACGCAGTCGCCGATCATTGGAGCGGCTAACGTCTATGTGTCTGACTTCGGTCGGCACACGGTCGTTCTTCACCGCTACATGCGCGACCAAGTAGTGTTATGTCTGGACCCCAACTACTGGGCGATCGCCTTTTTAAGGCGCCCAATGGCAAGGGAACTCGCTAGAACTGGGGATGGTACGAAATACCAAATAATCACCGAGGCGACCCTTGTAGCCCGCAACATGCAGGCCTCAGCGAAGGTTGTCGGTTGCTGAGGTTGAGATTACGGCTACCTGTCGCAGTCACCATAGAACTGTTGCAACTCGTACTCGTTTGCCCGACTGCAACGTGATTGGGCAGGTAGTCGTCTTGAGTTGAGTGTCCCCTGACGACGGCGTTGAGGGCGCTTCGGCGCCCTCTCTTTTTGGAGAGCCAATGGCTGAGTTTTTTGAATACGACCCCATTAGCGGCATACGTACCGACACGGACTGGAATCCCACAACGGGCGAGATGACCGTGATTCGTACGGCCGATGTCGAGCCGGTGCTGGACTTCGCGAAGGCGCGGGCGAATCAAATCGGCAAGGACCGGCAGGGCATCAGGGAAGGCTGGTGGATGTACGCCAAGCTCCCGCCGATCGTGATGCTGCAGATGCGCGCAAAGGGTATCGACTGCACAAATTCCCAACACATCGACCGGGTATTGGCGGAGATCAACGAGCACTACCCGCACCTGAAAACCGTCGATGCGAATGCGGGGGCACGCAGTGTCCGCAAAATTTTCTACTGATCAATACGCCGACATTGAAAAAGACGCGACCGGTCCCGATCCCGTAAAGGCATGGAAAACCTGCATGGGGTTACTCACAAAGGACCCCAAGGATCCGCGTGCGCTATTGGCGGCCACCTTCCTCGCCCCGAAGTTGAGCGTCACACCGGTCGGCTATCACCTCGGGCGCGCCATGACGCGGTTACATCCCGAAGAGGCGATGGGCTGGATCAATTATGGCGAAGCCTGTCGCGAGATGTGGCTGGTGGAAGAATCTGAAAAGGCATACCAGCAGGGATTACGGGTTGCGCGCACAAAGTTTAATACGCTAGCCGCCCTGATTAATCTCGCATGCCTCTATGTAGATAACGGGTTCTATGCCAAGGCGGAACTCATTACGGCAGAGATCCTGAAGATCGATCCTGAGAACAAAAAGGGCCTGACGAATCGCGGCTTCTTGCAACTCGCCCAACGCAACTGGGATGGTTGGGTGCTCTGGCACAAGATCCTCGGCACGCCCGAACGTCCGCGTACGCACTACAAAGAGCCGCCCGAGCCCGAGTGGGACGGGACGCCCGGCAAGACGGTCGTGGTCTACGCCGAGCAAGGTATCGGCGATGAGATTTCTTTTGCGTCCATGATCCCTGACGCCGCCGCGGTATGTAAGAAACTCATATTCGACTGCGATGGCAGGCTCGCGGGTCTCTTCCGGCGCTCGTTTCCCAACGTGAAAGTGTATGGCACACGAGTAAAGGATCAGCGCTGGGACAAAGAAGACTGGGATATGGACGCGAGTCTCGCGTGCGGGCAGTTGGGTGAGTTCTTTCGCCGTAGTGAGGCGGCCTTCCCTGGCACGCCATATCTCACAGCATGCCCTATCCGGCTCGCGCAGTGGAAAGAAACTTTCAAAGGTAAGCCGACAGTAGGAATCGCCTGGACGGGGGGAGCCCCACGCACGAATCAGCGCAATCGCCAGTTGACACTGAAACAGCTGCTACCGGTGCTGGAGCTCCCCGCCCGATTTGTCTCCCTCCAATACAAGGACGCAACCGATGAAATCGAAGCGTTCAAAGCTGAGTTCCCTGAAATCGATCTACAGGAATATCCCTGGGCCACAGAGACTTTCGACTACGACGACACTGCCGCTCTTGTCGTTGCTTGCGACTACATCGTATGCATGCAGACCGCCGTCGCGCACACGGCTGGTGGCCTCGGCGTCCCGGTAACGGTACTCGTACCGAAAGCTACCTCGTGGCGCTACGGACAAGAGGGCGACACGCTCCCTTGGTACAAGTCGCTCCGCATCATCAGGCAGAGGGAGTTCGATGGAGACTGGAGACAAGAGATCAGAGAAGCTGCTCGACAACTCGCCGCTCATCTCGGAAGCCTATCGCCTGGAGCAGGAGAGGCTGCACGCGGTGGGCAACTACGGAGTGATGGGCGAGCACTACGCACCGATGGTGGACAAAATCATCACGGGAATGGGAGTCTTCCATCTCCTTGACTATGGCTGTGGCTCGCGGTTATCGCTCGGGAAAGCCCTTAAAACAGGTCGAAAGCTGACCTATCAGGCCTATGACCCCGGAGTGCCAGCGTACTCGGCTGCGCCTGTCCCGGCAGAGATGGTGG